CGAAGCTGATCTGCCAAATCATAACTAATTCCTTGTTGGTCAGATAAGCCAGCGTCAATGTCGATCGCGCAAACTTCTCCGTTAGATCTTGGGTTGTGATCGGATTTTCTAGATGCGTGCTTATTATCGCCGATCCATCCATCAGCTTTCCTACTCCTACCCACAAACGCTCCATTTATTTGGTCGCGTAATGTTTCAGCAGCTTTAGATAAAAATGGCTTCATTAGCCAAGTAAAAGAGCGTTAATTTGTTCGTCAGTAAAACCAAGTTCTTTTAATTTAACAATACCTTGCTCACGATTAAGAATTCTTATTTCATCAGCAGTAGGTTGTGCAACATGAGCAGCAACAGCAGCCTTCAGTTCATCCTCAGTTACAGTTGAGCCATCTGCTGTTCCTATGATCTTTTTCTTAGGATCATTAAAATCAGCAACTAGACCTTCATCGCCTAATTCTTGATTTAATTGAAATAAATTGATTTCTTTTGATGTGGTTATTTTTATCATTTTATGACCCCAAGTTAATTACACAGATTTCACGATTTTGAAATCCTGCTGTATTTCCTGTATTGCGATATTTTGCTGTAAAAGTATTTGAACCAGCCGTTAAAGTGCTTAATCTGCTAGCTGATGATGCTCTCATATTTATATTTGTAGCATTGTGAGATCTAAAAACATTTGCAACTGCATCAGCAGCAGCAATTGTTGTTGCTCCCGATACTGCATAACTCATATATCCTGTATCACCAATATTGACAGCAGCAGTATGTTGGCAACTAACAATTACCAATGCTTTTGTTCCTGTTGTAATGGTTACTGCTGGGCCGCTAGTTGCTAAATCTGTGTAAGTTGCACTTGAAACAGTTTGTGAAGTTGAAACAGTTGCGCTATCGCTACCAGGAGCAGCTGAAACAGTTGCCCATTCAGGAGCAGTTGCGCCAGAATTAACAGTTAAAACTTGTCCTGCTGTTCCAAGTGCAAGTCTTGTATTTGTGTTAGCAGTTGATGATCGATAAGCAATATCGCCAAGAGTTGTTTCTGGATTAAGATTTTTAACAGTTGTGTCGACAGATGAACCAAGTGTGCGAATTGCTGATGCGCCATCCTTGACCAGCGCGGTATCGTCTGGGGTAGTCCAGCTGTAATTAGTAGTGGTTGCCATTTTGTCCTATTCCTATGAGATTATTGTAGCGTATTCCCAAGTTAAAGTTGGGTCGATTGTTTGCCATGTTTCTGTGACTGGGGTTGTATTCCAACGCATCGCCACTTGGCTAAATGCGACTGGGGAAACATTGATTGTGAGAAAAAGCTCATTAAACCGAGTGCTCCATGACCAGCCCTCAACATAACCTTCAAAATCTCCACCTGATATTTGATTTGGTAGGTGTTGAATATGAACTGGCATTCCCATAAATACAGCTAGTAGATCATCACGATCTGAGTTGTCGATTTCTTGGCTAGTGATTGGGAATGTGATCGATTGGAATGCTGGGATTGGATAAGCTCTTTGGGCTATGTATCTATCGGCAATATCTTGAGCATCGGTCGCGCCATGAACACGAGAGTTAATCGTTTCGGCTTTGTAGCCATATAGGGCAATCGAAGCTACATCTGTGGCATCAACCTGTGAATTGTAATTATTGCCATAATTTATATAAATATCATTTCGGACATCTGCTGATCGCATAATTGTAGATAAGCCAGCGCCTAACGCATGGCGAGCATCTAGTTCAACATAACCATTGTTAAGCAAATAATTCTGTCTATGGTCTGCATCTGCATAACCAATATTTCCTTGATTGTCCTCATAAATATATCCAAATGCCGAGGTTGCAATATCTGAAACAACATTGTAAATAGTGTCAGTAACATTTGATTGGGAACTCATTGTGTAAAGACCCGGCTGATCTATTTCGCCAAGTCCTAAATTAACTGCATCTTCCCAAGTTTCGGTTGCGTTGTAGGTTGCCCAAGTTGAAGCTGCTGGCACATCGTTCCAAGTTCCTAATAAAACACTTGAAAGAATGTCATAAATTTGGTTGCCATCCTCATCCTGAGAAATGTTGTCATTCCAAATTTCTTTGGTTAATCTCGTTAATGAACCCATAGCCAAAAGGGTGTATTGAATAACTGTCGCTGTGGCTCCAGTAGCACCTACCTCAACAGTTACATCTGTTATGTCGCCACCAAATAAACTTACATAAGATCCAGTTGAATCTTTTATTTGTAAATCAAATGAGTCATTTATGTCAAAAGGTAAGGTTTGACCTAATAAAGCAACAAAACTTATTTGCATATATGAAGGAAGCGCCTGTTGGTAAATATCTGTGCGCCCTGATTGATGCTGAACATCTGATATTGCTATGTCAGTATAATCAACCCCACCGACAGTTAACTTCCAGTCTGGTGTAAATGCTGACATTATCTATCCCTTAATGCGCTGACACTTCTTGCAGATTGAGCATTTAATGTTTTGGCAACAGCTCTTGCAGCACCTTCGCCATCGATTGCATTAACTGTAATGTTATTGATCTGACCCATACCACGACCCCCAAAAGTTGATCCGCTTGGTGTTGGCACGCTTGGTAATGATGATCTGCCAGCTGATGGTGCTGGATTGGGTAATGAACCCACATTAACACCCGGAATGATATTTACAACTCTGATTAACTCATTGGCTAAAGATACGACTAAGCCAATTGCCTCACGCAAGAATGTAATAAATCCTGAAATGATTCCAGCCACAACACTAATTGCTCTGCCAAAAGATTCTGCATTTCTTTGAGTTTCAGTAAAACCTTGATTTAATCCACCTGCTCCAGTTAATCCTGCAATAAAAGCATTTAAGCTTGGAATGCCAGTTTCGTTTAAGAATCCAATAAACTTTTCAATTTCAGGTAGTAAGGCTGTGCCAAGTGATTCTTTAGCTTCATCAAATCCTACTTTTAAACGATCGATCTTTCCTTGAAAGGTTTCAGCATTTGTAGCTGCTGCGCCACCATAAAGATCAGCAAGTTTCTGTTGAACCTCAGTAAATGTTAAAGTAGATAATTCAGCCTTTGATAAGCCAAGACCTAATCGACCTAATGAAGTAACATTTCCATCCTGTGCTCTACCTAAAGCATTTGTAACAGTTTCTAAATCTTTACCTGATGCTGCGCTAATATCTAAAGCAAGGGTTAATAATTTTTGAGCTTCTCCTGTATCTTTTGTAGATACTGCCAATCTTTGTAGTGCCGGTCTTAATTGGTCATCGGCAACACCAGTTGCAAGGCTAGTCTGAAGGATCATGTCCTCAGTTGCCGCTATTTGGGCATCTGTTGCCCCTGTGGCCTGTCTTAGGGCGTTGGCTAACCTTAACTGTGCCTGTTCATCCTCTATCGCACTCTTGACCCCATCAATGGCTAATTTGCTGGCATAGGCAACGGCAGCAGCAGCAGCTACGGCAAATGCAGCAGCAGCCTTCTTTCCAAAATCTGCAATTCGACTTGAGTTAGTTTCGACAGCCTTGTCGGCTTCGCCTAATTTCTTTTTTAGATCATCGACATCGGCGAGGATTGATAACTTTAGAGTTCTATTACCGGTTGCCATTAGACCCATTCCTTAATGATGCGATTAAAACTTTCTTCCCACTTATTAATCAATTCAGGCTGAATTCTGCGAAGGGTTGGATAAATGAACCATCCGCGAGATCCACGACCTGACCGCCCAGAATATGCAGGGAACTGTTTGAATTTATTTGAACCAAACTCAATACCACCCCATAGGGTTTGTGTAGTAGCACCACCTGAAAATTTTTGGCGTGCGAATCCGTAACTGAATTCACCGATCTTGCTTGACTTAGAGATGCTAACGCCATCCGCGACTCTCTGCGCAACTTTGCCAGCCTTTGTTCTTTGTCCAGCTGCTTGTTTAATTTCTTCAGATGCAAAATACGCCAGAGCAGCAGATTGACGGCGTGCTTCGTCAGTAGCTTGGTCATCCATAAGTTTAAAAGCCTTGTAAATATCGCGCAGGTCTTTTTTATTGTAGGCGATTGTTTCACTTGCCATACCTCTGCTCCAATACTTCGATAGCTGTTAAAATGTCGTCTGAATCAACCCATTCGCTCATTGGAATTTGTGTGGCTAATGCCAACTCAACCAATAATCTGTTTAGGCTTCCTGCTGGATGACTTTTGGGTTTGCATCACCGACTATTACATCGCTGACTGTTTCCATCCAAGCATCAAATGGTTTAAGTGGCTTTCCAGCAGCT